GCTGAAGCTATACTCAAGGACTACGTCCTCCCTCAGAGAATTAACACCCCTCTGAGATGGATGGAAACTTGTTTATACTTCCGCTATAGCTATATGCGTATAGGGCAGTACCTTCCCCGCCGTGCGATCGACTAACTAGGTTAGTGAACTCACAAATAAAGAATGTTTACCAGTTCTTTATGGCGATTCCCTGTAAGATACCTTATTTTTAGTAGTAAGTGTGTCTTCCATTGGTTAAATAACATAAATAATCATAAAACCATGAAAAGACTAACACTATTACAAAACAAGAGTAATCAACTTACGAATAATGACTTATCTAATGTCGGATATATAACTGAAAAGTTATTTCCTCATTGAATAAGATTATTAGTATGAAGTCTACAATTGTCTCCTGCTCCATACAAGAAGTTTGGTGCGAGAATAGCAGTTCTTTGAAAGGCTAACGGTGTTTCTTTCACCGTTAAGTACTTAAAAGAATGTACTAGAATCGTCCAACATTTTGTATCGGGCCATCCGGTATTCGTTACTAACGAAATGCCGATTGGTCTAGCTGGAGGACTTCCAACTATAATACCTGGAACCTTAAGAACTCTTTTGAGATCTAAGGATCCTAGTACTATAAGAGGAGTCTTGTCTACCTTGGCAGTATTTAGAATAATGAAAATGCCTTGTAAACTTAAGTTAGAGTCTATCACTGATCCCTTTAAAGGGAGCTCTGATACTCTTCCTAAGTTTGAAGTCATTAAAGGATTAGCAGCATTAGGTCTTGATATCCCGAAGGGGAGATCAAAACACCTTTTGACTTTATCTAATCCTATGATTTATCTACTTTCTGCCGGGCCAAATCACTCTGTATCAATGCTAGGTATCTGAAAAGATATCTATGCTTGATACATAAGTCCATTATTCCCTACTCTTCTTTCCTTTATTGGAAGAATGAATAAGGGTAATGTTCTTATTGATTTGCTAAGATCCGAAGTTTCTCACTGAGAAGCAACTGGGGTTAAACCCTCAGTTAGTCCCTTAGATTTGAAACTGGGAAAACTAGCAATCAAAGAGGAAGCAGCCGGAAAGGCTAGAGTCTTCGCCATGGCGGATTCTATAACACAAAGTGTTATGGCTCCGCTAAATAGCTGAGTATTTGCAAAGTTAAAGGACCTTCCAACGGATGGTACCTTTAATCAGCAAGCTCCTCTAAATAGATTAGTCAGTCTTTACAAAGACGGACTTCTCCATGACGTAGAATTCTATTCTTACGATCTGAGTTCTGCAACCGATAGGTTACCAATGGCTTTTCAAAAGCAAATTATATCCATATTATTTGGGTCTAACTTTGCTAATGATTGAGCTACTCTTCTTGTTGGAAGAGACTGATATCTTAAGGATATTCCTTATAGATATTCAGTTGGTCAACCTATGGGTGCCTTATCATCATGAGCAATGCTAGCATTGTCTCATCATGTAATTGTACAAATAGCTGCAATGAGGGTCGGTAAACCCTCATTCACTAGTTATGCGTTACTTGGTGACGATATCGTAATAGCCGATAAGGCTGTTGCGGCATCTTATCACATGATAATGACTCAGATTCTTGGGGTTGAAATCAACTTATCCAAATCACTAGTCTCCAGTAACTCTTTCGAGTTTGCTAAGAGATTAGTGACAATGGATGGGGAAGTTTCAGCTGTGGGAGCTAAGAATTTATTAGTAGCTCTAAAATCTAGATGAGGAATCTCATCCGTGATTTTAGATCTATATAATAAAGGATTAGCACTTTCCGAACAAGATCTAAGGCAAAGATTTCAATCTATCCCTACTGTTTCAAAACAGTTTGGGGTTGATAAACTTCTTTGACTAGTTCTTGGTCCGTTTGGTTTTATCCCATCTAAAGATGGTCTATCAGCTTTTATGAAGTTGAATAGATCACTCTCTTTAGTAGATATGCATATTTTGCTATCTTGTGTTGACGAAGCTAAGTTTGACTTAGATAAGAAAACATGAGAAGCTAATATACAGGAGACAGTCCATACCTTGTTAAGGTTTGGAATGTTATCTGAACCAGCTGGCTTTGAAGTCTTTCAAGACTTCACTTCTTCACCGTTATACTCCTTTATTAGAGGACAGTTTGGAAACAAACTATCTACTCTAGTGCAGGATAAACCGGTGAGAAGGCTAATCTTTGACGGGCCACTATTACACTTTACCTTCTATACTGAAGGTTGGTGTGATGGTTTAATGGAACACTTGACTAAGAAAATCCAATCGGATTCTCAAGAGACAGTGTCTCCATCTAACCCGTTCAAAGATGATAAGGTCATCTTACCATTAAGGGGAAACATTAAAGGAATTTCTTTCTTTAAACATGTTTTAGCCTTAATGGCAGAAAGGGATCCAGCTACAGCAATGAGATGAATGTAAATTATTCATATCCTTCACCGTAGGGGCGGACTAGAATCCAATACACATAGGAAACCTATATGTGGGGAAACTACGCTTAGAGACTACTTTGTCTTTCAAATATGAC